AAATTACTTTTAAATTATATTTATCAATAAGATGTTTAGCAATAGCTTGATAACCATTGCCATTCCAAAAATGTTCTATTATTTCATCTAAATATTCTAAATACTTTGATTCCATTTAATAAGTCCAAATTACACCTTGTATTTTATCTTCGTCTAAGTCAACATGAATAAAGTTGTGACCTATTCCAAACCTACTAAAACCAGCATTCATTAAAGACCCTAATATTACAGCTCTTTCCCTACTATTCTTAACTAATATATCAGCCGCTAAACCTTTTATATGTGAACTATTTGGATTTTTTTTGCTTTCTGAATGGTTTTCGCATCTATAACCACTTGTAATAATAAAAGGTATATCTGAGCCATCTTCATTTTTTGAGTAGCCTCTTGCTGCATTTAAAACTTTTAAAAATGTTCTATTTATTTTACTTTTTCCACAACAATTACAAGCAAATTCTCTTAGTTTAAAGTATTTCATAACAATTATAGATTTTGCAACCTTTTACTTCTTTAACAAAAACTTTTTTATATAAAATTTTCTTTTCTTCTTTTTTATACTTAGGATTATTGCTGTTAAGTTTTCTTTTTTTAGCCATTGTATTTACCTATTTCACCATTATGGGGTCTTTGATTGCCATACTTTTTAGTTCGCTTATCAATGCGTCTTGGGTATTCATACCTTTTTTTTAATTCTTTAACAATATTGCCAAATTGCATTACTAAACTATTAGTTTTCTCTGGGTCATATAATTTATCTTTTTTCATTTTTTTGTTTTTTCAAATGAGCGTCCACCAAAATAAGCACCTATGCAAGTCATTAAAACAACTTTTAATAAATCTATCCATGACTGATCAACACTAAAACTATAAAAACCAGCATCTATAAATATTAATAAAACAGTTGAAACGCATAAAAATATTAAAACCATTGGTCTAATGTTTTTACTCAACCATGAATCACTTTGCATATCAAGCCGCCATCTCTCACTAACCTCAACTTGCATTGTTTTTTCATAATCTAAAACAACTTCCTTTAGTTTTTTTTTAGCTTCTAATTTTTCTTCATTAGTTGTAGTTAAATTATCTACAACACTACCAACTTCTTTTACCAATTCACCAGAATTAAATAATTTTTTAAAAAACGTCATTTATTTTTTAAAATTCCAATAATATATCTTATAAAAAGATATGCTAATAGCTAAAACAAGTGATACAAAAGTTAAATATTCATTACAATCTGTTATACTAAAACCTATTGCTGTCCCATTAGCCGCTAAAATTTCAATTGTATCCTTAACCTCGCCTTTCATTATTCTGTCCAAGGCAAAGGCAAAGTTTCCTCAACTGGGTTTTTTTGCAGTTCAATATTTTCAGCTAATTGTGCATCCATTTCAGCTGGTGTTGGGTCTGTCATTTCATTTAACCAACCTTCAACATCACTTTGTGTTAAATCATTATAAGGTATAAATGTTGCTGGGTCAACTGGTCCAACTGTTAAAGCACCATAAATATCAGCATAGTAACCTGATTCTGTTTCTGGATTATAGTCATCTGTTTCAGCTGACCTCCTCCAATGTACTGTTATAACAACGTCTTGTAAATCGCCTTCTTGCAATTTAGAATCCATTGAGCTTATTATCCAATTATATTTCATTTTTTTTTATTTTTAATTAATTAATTATCCTTCAAAAGCCGCTATTGTCCTTGTTACAGTTGTTCCACCGCTATCGGTCATTTTAGCTTTTATATTTCCATTTGTGTCCATCCAAATTATTGATTTATTATTTGCTGGGTCAGCTGGGTCAGTTTGAGCTGTTAATTCTAATACAGCATCTAATGTTACTTTCTTTTGTGTTCCACTTGTTGCTGTAACTCTTGGGTCAAACCTAGCTATTTCAACTTCACTAACACCAGTTGTTGAGCTATTTCCACCAATAGTAACTATTCCACCACTTGTTGCAGCACTATAAATACTTCTATTTGTAAGCATTAATAAATCACTTCCACCTACTGTTCCAGCCGCCCCAAATTTTAATCCATATCTATTATTTCCAGCTTCGTCATTTAATGTAAATCCATAATCTTGTGCCGCTTGAATACCACCACCCACAGCTCTAATAACTCCATTAACGTATAGCCTAGCACCCGAATCAGTTGTTGTTCCAATGAGTACGTTTCCATTTGCTAAAAATCTTGTTGATTCAGAATTTCCTGCACTCATTGTTATACTATAACCAGAATATGTAATTAAATTTAAATTATTAGAATTTCTATGAATTACAGCATTTGTATCACCTAAAACTAAACCTCCAGCATTTGTTTGAACTCTTCCATTTACTTGTAATTTTTCACCAGAATCAGTTGTTGTTCCAATGAGCACATTTCCATTAGCTAAAAATTTAACTGCATCAGCTCCATTAGGCATAAATCTTATGCCATCACTTCCACTTCTTAATCTTAATCCAGTAGCAATATCAATATAATTTGATGTATTTCCTACATAATATGTATATGCTTTTATATTTCCATTAACATCTAATTTTTGACTTGGGCTTGTCGTTCCAATTCCTACGTTATTAGTATCTTTTTGTAAAAATAACCCATCATTACTATCAGCTTTAAAATGCAAAGAGTTCCAACCAGAAAACCCAGTATCAGCACCAGAAATCTGGTAAACATCTGTTGACACAATTCCAAAAGCAATACCAGTTGATGAATCACCAAATCTTGCATTTCCATTTACTTCTAAAGGTACATTAGGGCTGGAAGTTCCAATTCCTAAGCCAGTAGAATTTAAACGCATTTTTTCTGTTAAGCCAATTAAAAATTTAGCATGGTCCCCACATCCTATTTCTACGGCAGCACTTGCATAATCATAGCCACCCATTTTAATAACATTACCACTTGTTAAAGTTAGTAACCCATAAACACCACCACCTAAGTGAGTTCCTTTATAGGATTGATTATTAGCCATTATTATATCATTAGCCCCAGATGTGTTTCCTAAAGCTAAAACTTCACTTAATGTATCGGCAGTTCCAACTTGAGCATCTACATAACCTTTACTTGCAGCATCTGTACTTGCAACTGGAGTTGCTGGGATTGTTACTTGACCACTAAATGTTGCAGTTCCATTTACATTTAATTTACTACCATTATAAGACGCCCCTCCAACTAAAACATCACCATTTTGAAAAATACTTAATGCAGTTGTACTATCAGCTTTTATATCTAATGATGTTCCACCAGCAACAAATGAATAAGTTTCGGCTGTTCCTTCTTGTATTTTTAAAGTAGCATTTGAATTATGAATAAATACATTTCCTTCTACTCTTAGTTTTTCACCACCATCAGTTGTTGTTCCAATTAGTACGTTTCCTCCAGATGTTATTTTTGTTAATATTGAAGAGCCACTATTATTTCTAAAATAGTGATTTACTCCATCATAATATATATCAGAAGAAGAAGACCTTAATTGAAGATAACTACTTTGCGCATTAACAAATAAAAAACTACTACCTAATAAATTTCCATTAGACGTTGTTAATGAGCCAGAAAAAGTTGCGCCACCAGTTATAGCGACACCAGATGTTGTTGTTTCAAATTTCTTTGCAGTATTATAATATAATTCAACATTGCCGCTTGGATTAAAAACAGCACTTGCAGTATTATTAGCATAATGAGATAATCTAATAGCTGAATTTGACCTAATATATAAATCACCAGTATTTGTTTCATCAATAAAACTATTTCCATTAGCTCCACTTTGATGCCATATTTGAAATTCACCATCATCACCAAGTTTTAATTGGTCATTATGTGATACAATAATATCAGTTCCACCAGTTGTATTTCCTAAAGCTAAAACTTCACTTAATGTATCGGCAGTTCCAACTTGAGCATCTACATAAGATTTACTTGCAGCATCTGTACTTGCAACTGGAGTAGCTGGTATTGTTACTTGACCACTAAATGTTGCATCACCAGATGAATCAATTTTAAATCTTAAATCACCATTAATTTTAGAGCCGCTAACAATAGCAAAATCATTTGCATTAATACTTGCATGGTCAGCATAAGTTCCGACAAACCATTTAGCAGTAGAATCATTAAATAATTCAATGCCAAAATATCCATTCCCAACACTATTTGCTTTAAAAAACGCTCCAGCAGTTGTAGCTTTAGCTTCAATTTTTGTATCACTAGCTTTTACAACTTGTAGTTTTTCTCCACCATCAGTTGTTGTCCCAATAAGTAGATTTCCGCCAGATGTCAAACGCATTTTTTCACTAGTTGAAACAGTAAATCTTATATCTGACCCATTTATTAATAAAGGGCTTGAAGCACTAAAAGCATCATTATATGAAGAAATTCTTGCTAAATTACTACTTGAATTAAAACCAATATTTTGGTCTGTTCCAACATTTATTTGCATTTTTGAATTTGGACTTGATGTTCCAATTCCAACGTTAGATGTTCCAGCATCAATTCTCATTACTTCTGTATTGTTTGCTGTAAAAATTATATCATCCGCAGTTCTTGTTGTTAATAATTGTAAATTATTAAATCTAGATTTTACAACACTATTAGTTGTATCTCCACCAAGCTCAATTATTCCAGAATTTTTATTTCCTAACCTTAAATAATTAGTATTGTTATCAACATAAACTCCTTTATTATTTTGTACTAAAATATCACCATGCACTTGTAGTATATAATCGCCACTTGTATCTTCACTAGTTTGTCCAATAAGTAAACTTCCTCCAGATGTTATTCTAGCTCTTTCATTTGCATCACTTGTGTTAAAAATTAAATGTCTTTGAGATTGTAAGGTTAAATCATTACTTGAGCCTTCTGTTTTTAATGTAGATGTTGCTCCATTTCTTTTTAAAGCTATAATATTTGCATTTACCCTTACATAGTTGGAATCGTCAGATTTTCCTATAAAAAATGGATATTGAGTAGAGTTTGTACTAGGATAATTTAACCTAAAACCATCATTATTATTTGATGTTTCAATTTGTATTTTATTACTAGGACTCGACGTTCCAATACCTAAGCCAGTATCAGTTAACCTCATTCTTTCGGTAGTTGCAGTTCTAAAAACTATTTTACCACCAGTTGTATAACCACCAGAAAGTCGCATTTCATTACTTAAGGCTGTAATATTTGCAACAACATTAGAGCCATAATATAAATAAAATTGACCAACTGGAAAAGTTGTTGAGTTTGTATTTAAAATTTTTAACCATTCACTTCCATCAGTAGAAATTCCTAAAATACCATCACTAGATGTTGATGTTGTAACTGTTAATTTATTTGCTGGACTTGTAGAACTACCTATGTTTACACTATTAGTTGTTGTGTTTCCATTATTTGTAACTGTCTGAAGATTTTCCGATAAACCAGCTTGACCATCAACGTATGCCTTTATACTTTCACTCGTTGCTAAACTTGTAGCACTTGCAGTTCCAAAAGTATCGTCATCTATATAACTACTAATTGCAACACTACCAGAATCAATACTTGTTGCTGTTATATCAAAACCACCAACTGTTCCTTTTGTTTTGTTTTGGTATTGTTCTGATAAATCATCTTGGTTAATAAGTAAAACAGAATTTTCTGCAATATCATCATATAATGGAACAGCTGTAACACTTATTGTATCATCAGACGCCCCTTGATTTGATGTTACTGTTAATGGTATTATTTCATCACCAATAGAATTTACAATATTAAAAGTATCACCAGTTTTAAATACAGTATTTCCTATAACATTTATTGGTAAACTACTTAATGATTTTTGATCTCTTGCTGTTATATGTGTTATTGTTCCAGTAAATGTTGTTCCAGCTTGAAATTTTATTACGCTTGACCCTTCACAATTTAAATAAATACTATAATCACCACTTGTTGTTATTGTTTCAGTTGTGCCGCTACTCCCAGCTTTCACTAATAAACTTCCAGCACTTACAACGACTGTAAAATTAATTTGATATGTAAGCCCTTGCGTTAAAACTAATTGTGTTAAATCACTTGTTGAGCCAGTTGCTGTAAATGATGCTTTTTTTGCAGTTGTATCTATTGACCAACCAGCACCTAGCGTCCAACCAGTAGCAACATTAAAGTTTCCATTAACAGCAACGTCTGATCCAGTAGCTGGAACAGCCGCCCTTGTATAAGCAACTGGGCTGTTCATCATCAAAGCATTTGTAACTGGTCCTTGTACTTTTGCATTTCCTAATGGGTTATCAACTTGACCGCCACCTAAGCCCCCTAAATCAGTAGTTGTTGTAGTTGTTGTAGATGTATCTCTTAAAATTTGATAACCTTCATAATCCCATTCATCATATAATGTGTAAAAACTTCCTCTTCTAAAAATATATTCTGGGTCTGTTTGATTACTTCTAGTTTCTCTTAACCTACCTATTGGATTTACATATCTTGGTCTTGTTGCTGGTCCACTTTGACCAGTTGCAGTTTGATTTTTATTTAAATCACCAACAGCTAATCTCATTGTTGGAGCAATAGCCACCTTTACTTGACCAGTAATAAATTCATCTATTAATAATTCAGTAAATGTTTGTGTTCCAGATAACGTTCCACGACCCCATTTACCAGATGGGTCTGTTTTAACAAAAGCACTTCCATTACTAACTCTTAAACTACCAACAGCAACTTGCTGTATTGTATCACCCCATAATAATGTTCCAAAACTGTAAATTTCACTATTGCTTGTGTTACTTATTTGTGTGTTTACAGTTTGACCAAAAGATGCGTTTTGTGTTGTATTTAATGTTTGTAAAAATCCTTTAAAAGAACTTTGAGTAACTAATCTAATATCATCTTGATTTGTTCCAGCGTTAAAACCAGCTGGGTTTAAAATTGTGCTAGGTACTGTTATTGCACTTGGGTCTTGCAATGTATTTGACCAACTTACAGTTCCAGATTTAGTTGGCACACCAAGTGGGTTTACAATTGTTATATTTGTGTTTGGATTACGCATTTTAGTTGGATTATTATAACCACTAAAATTGCAATAAAATGACCCAGCATTAGAAGAGCTTGTCCCATAATCTTCAATGTCTAAGAAAAAACTCCAAGCACCATTCATTGTTATGGCATTCCCAGAGCTATCTACAAAAGCTAATTGTTCTTGAAAACCTATGTAATTTGTTTCAGTTAAATTTCTAGATTTAACAACATATCTTGGAGACCTATTTCCTAATGGAGACCAGTCAGCTGCAAGGACCCAGTAAAAAGAGCCATTGCTTGAATTATATTGTAAATAATAAGTTGTTGATCCATCACTTGCATAAAAATTAAATTTAACCGAACACCACCAACCATTAGTATGACCATTAGATAAATTAACATTTGATGACCCAGCTTGTGACATATCCCAAACCCAGTTTAATGGTATTGAAAGCCAGATAAAATTAGCTGAGGAAGGATCAACAATTGTTCCTTGAAATATTTCTTGACTTGTTGCATTAGTTCCAAATGGAAAACCACCATAATAATTTTTACTTGCAAAACTTAAAAAGTCAGCCGATACTCTATGTATTATTGGAAGATAATTATATTTAGTTCCAACTAATTTACTTACTTGATTACTTGCAATTGTTTGCTCATATCTTGTATAATATGTATCACCTAAGTGGTCTTGACTACCTTGATAAGCTCCAAACCTATTATATTGTCTTGTATTTATATTGTTTGGGTTATCTATAAAACCAGCTTCGTCTTGTATATATTCTGGTATTTGAACTATCCATAATTCATGTTTCCAATATGTAATTCTTGCACCCCAATGTCTTAGTAATTGTTTTAAAACAGTATAGCAATTTTCTGGTGTATAAACGTCTTGATCGTTTTTTGTGTGAAACATAGAAACAATACATTGTGTTAAAGCCATTGGATCACTACTTTGGCTTGTGCTTGTCATTGTTTCATTATACCAATTTATTGCTGTTGTAAATCCCCAGTCAATTGAAACACCTCTATTTGTTGTTGCAAAACCAGCTTTATTTAATATTTCTCTTATCCAAAATATATAAGTTGCTGGTCCAAAATACATATTATCTTGAGTATAGCTACCCATAATATTTGTTTCTGATCCGCTATTAGATAAATCAACAAAATCAATATCTTTCAATAATGACAAACCATCAACAAATGTTAGTTTTTGTTCATAAGGAAAACTTACATCCTCTCCAGCTCCTAAATCCATTACTAAAAACCCAGACCAAATTGGTTTTACTGAACTATAACCACTACTATTAGCCCTATATAAATGTAAATAAACTTGCCTTTCTTGATATGTAGTTCTTAATGTTTGTATAAAAGATTGCGTTCCAAGACCTTTAACCATAAAAGGCAAAACACATTGTGAACTTAAAATAGGTGAAAATCTATCTTCTTGATCAGTTTCATAAGTTATAACTGGACCTCCAGCACCAATTGATATTTCAGATGGATTGCCGCCAGTATAACCATCAACCCAAATTTCCAAATAATAATCTAAGTCATTATTACTTTTATATGAAGAAAAATACTGTTTTGCGAATGCCATAAGCTAAACCGCTCTTTGTCTATTTAAACCTCCTCTTTGATTACTTATAAAAATATCATTTCCACTTATACGACCATAAACCTCAACTTGTTGTGTTCCTTTATTATTAAGCATTCCTTTTAGTTTATCTAATGGAGCAACAACTTCTGGATTACTTGCAGTTGTTCCAACTCCTTCACCAACTAAAGCCATTGTTGGACCAGTAACTAAACCACCTTGAGCCATTGCTGGTAATAATTCACCTTTTGCAGCTGCAAATGCAGTTTTTATTGTTGTGCCTTTACCTCCTAATAAAATATTTATTGCAGTTAATACAGCTAATTGTATTAATAAACTTTTTACAGCTTTTTTTATGTTTTCTATAAATGATTTAAAAAAGTTTTCTTGACTATTTGCAGCTGTCATCATTGATTCAAATAAAACATCACCATATAATTGTGTTATGCCATTTAATTCTTTTTGTTTTTCAGATACATATACTAAGTTTTCTCCAAACTCACCAAATTGTTCAGTAGCCAAAGACATTTCTTCGGTAAATTGACCAGAAATTGGTGACATAAAATCACCTAAAGGCTGTGTTGGTGTAAATTCTAAATCTTTAAATATTTCTGGTTTGTTACTACTTACTTTACTTATCGTCTTATCTACATTTAAAAGAGCATCATTTAACTCATTTATTGTTTCAGTAGTTTTATCAGTTTCTTCTTGTACATCATCTTCTGTTCCTAAAAATTTGTCAAATGCTCCTAAAGTATCTGCAATTGCTACTCCAATTGCTGCAATACCAGTAGCTAATAAGAGCCATGGGTTTTTCTTTATAAGGTTAAACATTAAAATGCTTAACTTTTTAAATGCTCCACCAAGCCTAACAATTAACGGTATTAAAAAAGCTATTGATGTAAATGTTTTTCCAATTAAAATTAAAAATGGACCAATAGCAGCAGTTATAGCACCCCATTTAACTATATTCTTTTTTGTTGCATCTGACAACCCATCAAAACGTAAAGCTAAAACTTTTACTTCTTTTGCTAAATCATTTATTGTAGGCATTATAATTTTACCAATATCCTCTGATAAATCACCTAATATATTTTTCAATTGAGTTAATGGTCCTAAACCAACTTTTGAAACAGCTTCTGCTTGACCACCAAATGCTTTATTTAAAGCCTCAGTTGCTGTGTTTAATCTTTCTTGACTACCTACCGCACCAGTTATTGTTATTCCATATCTACTTAAAGCATTTGTTGAACTACCTACCGATTTTGCAACTAAATCTGCGGCTTGAACTAAATTCATGCCTTTTGCAGTAGCCATATCTTGAACAAGTGGAATAAGCCTCATAATAGCCTCTTCTTCCAAGCCCATTGTAGCCAACATAGCTTGTGCCGCTATTGTTTCTTCGTCACCAAATAAAGTTTGTGTTTGTAATTCTTTAGCTTGAGCAATTAATCTTTTTTGAACATCTTCACGTCCTTTTAATGCTGTAAGTAGTTTAGTTTCAGCTTTAGCTTGAGTATCAAATGCTTTTACAGATGCGGCTGCAAATGCGGCTAATGGTAAAGTTAAGTTTCTACTTAAATTTTTCCCAGTTCGTTGCATATTAGTACCAAATTTTTTGATACTTCTTTGAGCCTTTTTCATAGCTTTTTCAAAGCCTCTTAAATCAGCTCCAAATGCTACTGTTAATAATCCTATACTTTTATTTGCCATGCTCACTCATTTTTTTAATAAACTCAGCTTTTTCTTTTAATTTTTTATAATCTACTTCTGTTTCTTTTTTATCCCAGTCAAATTTAATTAAATCAGTTGGCTTTAACTTTTTACCTTTTGCTATTTGTATATTTAGTAATAAAGTTGTTTGCCATCTTGTTCTTTCCCACCTTCCTTTTTCTCTTATGTTTTCAAGCTCATAAAAGCCATCTAACTTGTTCCAAAAATGTTTAGGTAAGTAGTTATAAAATTCATCTACTCCCATGCCTAAATAACCAAAAGCAATCTTCTCTAGTCCTCGCCAAGAAAGTTTATCTTTTACTTCTTGGCTTTCTGCTTTTTTTCAGTATTTCCTCCCATTTGTTCAGCAAGTATTTCCATAGCTTTTCCAATACTATTAAAATCACCATCTATTAAATCAGCTAAACCCTCAACTGTTAAATCACATTCTTGTTTTGAAGCTCTATAACCATCTTCAATGCCACAATAAATTAATGTTAAAGCATTATCTAAAGTCATGTCAACACCAAGTTTATCTAAATCTTGTAACTTAGTATTTGTTTTTTTACTGTATTTAGCCAAGGCTGCAAATCCAAATTTAATAGGTAATTTTTTTTTATTTATTTCTATAAAAGTATAATTCATTTTGTTTAGTTTAGTAAGGATCAGAGCAATGATACTAAACAAAAGTATCAAAGCTCCTCACCTAAATTGTTATATTACTTGATCTAGTATACCAGTTCCTTCTATTGTTAGTGAATAAGTTGCAGTATCTTCTGTTCCACCAGTTATGCTAACAGATGTTATAAAACCAGTTCCAGTATAACTTACATCAGATGCACCAACTGTATTTCCAAAGATGAAAGAAACAGCTTGTCTTAGATTCAAAACATTAGTTTCTAAAACATCATCAACACCATTTGTTAATGCTCCACCAGAGCCAGTCCATGCGTAAGCACCATCAATATCAATTGAAAAATCTCTTAATCCTTCTAAGATTTCTTTATATCCTCCAGATTCTTTGTTTGTAATTTCTCTTGGTGAATGATTTACATTCAACGTACAGTTTTGAGCAAATGCAACAAGATTAGTTGTTGATGCACTATAAACTTTTATATCAGTTCCATTTAAAATAGCCATTTTTTTATATTTTTTATATTAATTATTTATTTTCTTTAGCATCTTTTACCTTGCTTTTTTTTTCTTTTTTTTCTTTTTTTTCTTCATAAATAAAACCATCACTTTTTAAATAAGCAATAATTTTATCATTTGTTATTTTTAATTCAGCACCAGCATAATTCATTTTGCCTCCATACCGAAAATTTTTATTTAATTTTATTTTCATATTATTTTCTTTTAACTTGTCGGATTTATTTGTCTAATCTCAAAATCTAAAGCTTTTCTATAAATTCCAGCATCACCGCTAGTATCATCAAAAATATCATTATAGCTTTGAAATTGACTTGATTGTATTTGTTCACCACCATAAGTTCCTTCATTAATTCTATCCATTGCAACTCTAATTTTTTGTGCTAAATCAGATGCTTGAGAATATGTTACACTATAACAAGAAATCATAACACTATTTGTATCTAATGTTGATGTCCCATCTTTGGTATCATTAGGCTGCACACCAGTTACATCATAAATTATAAAAGGAAATTGTGTTGTTTGTGGTGCGACATTAGGAAATATTCTTGTTCCTACTAAGTCAAAAACATCACCGCTACCTCCATTATATAAAATATTATATATTGATTTTCCTATTTGCATTTTTTAATATCCATATTTACCATATTTTTGCAATCTTTTTTCATGCCTTTTTATTGCTCTTGCAACAACTTCTTCTGCGTCTTTCATTGCTCTAGTCATCATAATAATTTTTGTTTCTGCAAAAGCTGGTTGCATAAAAGGTTGACTTTTTTTTCCAAATCCTCTGCCGCCAAACTTAACTTCTTTTCCATATTCAATCCATGCTCCATAAAAACCACTTAAAGAATACATTTTCTTTTTATTACTTCCTTTATATCCTTCTGTTTTTTTTGCAAATCTACCTTTTACTCTTGGTCCAACATAACCTCCTTTAAATTTTTTACTTGCTCTTGTTCTAAAAAAACCAATACTTTTTCCTAATTGACCAGTTCCATTTTTACTTTTTGCTGAAATAGCATCAGCTTTTTGTTTTGCCTTATCTCTTAAAGGCTTAGATATTTTGTTAAAAAAATGTGACCATAAAGCATCTTTATTTATTTGCTTTGGCACATCATTAAACATATCATTTAATTCTTTAACGCCAAACATTTTAATACTATTATTGTTTTCGTATAAAGCCATTAATCTTTATTTTCACAAATTATTTCTAAAAAAGCTGTTCTACCATCTATCTGATTAATTACTTTTGGAAAATAATATTTACTATCATAAGTTAACCTAGATTGTAAAGATAAATTGCTCATGTCTAAATTTCTAATGTAAATGTGTAACTTAGTCATTCCAGTAATTTTTTCAGATTGATCAACACCTTCACTACCACCTTTCCATTCTATTGCAGCCCAAACAGTTCTAAATGTAGAATAGCTTCTTGTCAATTCACCATAGCTATTAGCTGAGGTACTAACTGACTCAATAGTTACTCTCCTATCTAATTCACCTATTGTCATGCTACTATTTGTACTTTATAAGTATCAAGCAACCATTTAACATTCATTGGTAATTCAGTTGCAGTTTTACCAGTTATTACACTTGCTCTATTTTGATAAAAATTTCCAATTGTCAAAAGAATAGCTTGTTTTATAATTTCTGGAACATCACTAGCTGAACTTCCATAGCCAACAACATATTCTACTTCAACAGCATCATTTCTTTTTGTTATAGTAGGAAAACTTTGATTATGTGCTAATTGTATTTGTGCTGGTTCGTATTAT